CTGAAGAACACCGGGAACTGGTTGCGAGGTATGTCCGGTTCGAGGAGCTCAAGGCGCCCAGCGGTCGGTTGTCAGCGATTCAACAGAGGGTCATCGGGTGGCTGGAGAAGATGGGGTATCGGGTTGATGTCACGAAGTCTTAGAGAGTTTCAGATCGAAGCGATTCGAAGAGTCGCGCACCAGAACCTGTACCTGGCGGCCAAGCCTGGAGCTGGCAAGACGGCGGTTGCCCTCCACGCCGCCTGGGAGGCCATGTACGATCGATTCACGGCCAGGCGTACTCTGGTAGTGGCCCCCCTTCGCGTCGTGCCACAGTACGCACAGGAGGCAGCCAGGTGGGGTCTGAAGCTGACGTTCTCAGAATGCCTGGGACCGGAGCCTGAACGGCTCGACGCGTTGGCAGCCAGCACGGACGTGGTGGTGGTCAGCCATGAACACTTCCCCTGGCTGGTGCGAAGTGTCCGTCGATGGGATTTTGATCTGGTGGTGTTCGACGAGGCCAGCCGGTTGCGAAAAGGCGGTCGGCAGGGGTCGGTCGGCTGGAAAGCGATGAACGCCATTCGCAAGAAAAAGGCGCCCAGAATTCTGTTGATGAGCGGATCACCCAGACCCGGCACAGCGCACGAGCTGTATGCACCGGTCTACCTGCTGGATGGGGGCCAGCGACTTGGCCATACGTTGACCGGGTTCAGAGAGCGGTTCCTGACGCCCAACAAGGTCGACCGGCGCACCGGTCGGGTGTTCAGTTGGAAGTTGCGGGAGGGGGCGGAGGACGAGCTGTACCCGCTGATCGCTGACCTGTTCTACGCTGCAACGCCGGATCTTGGTTTGCGTTTTGTCGAGATCGACCGGGTGATCGACTTGCCAGAGCCCGTGATGGAGCAGGTCGAGCGGATGCAGCGGGAGATGGTGGCGGACTTTATCGATGACGAGATCACGGCGGGCAGCCTGGGTGTGGTCAGCGGCAAGTTGCAGCAGATTGGCAACGGCGAAGTGTTCAACGACCACGGGGGCACGACGGTGACCCATGATCGCAAGATCGCAGACCTGCAGGAGCTGATCGAGGATCTCGACGGGGAGCCGCTGATCACGGTGTACTGGTACACGCACGAGCTGGCCAGGTTGAAGGCGGCTTTCCCAGACGCGGTGGACATCACGACCAAGGCCGGCCTGGCAGCAGCTAAGCGAGGTCAAGTCCAGCACGCCCTGCTGCAGCCGGGGTCAGCCGCACACGGGATCGATGGGCTGCAGCAGCACTTTTCGGCGATGTACTGGTATTCGCTGCCGCACAGCTACGAGCTGTACGACCAGACGATCAAGCGGATTGTGCGCAGCGGCAGAGGGGAAGAGACGGTGAGGGTGTTCAGAGCAATCGCCCCGACGGACGTACGTATCCGCGAGGCGTTGCAGAGGAAACAGCAGGAGCAGGAGAGGTTCTACGACTTCATCAGCTGACCACAGTGCGGGCAGCTGGTGCGATTTTCTCGGCGTTTTCGGGCGCGAGAGACGGCAGCCTGGCTCAGTCCGACGAACTTGCAGGCGCGGTAAGCCGACCATCCGTTGTCGATCAGCCGCAGCGCTTGTTGAGTGCGAGAGTAGGCCGTAGGGCCCGGTGCCTCAATCACTGAGGGCTCGGGCTCGCCAAAAACGTACACCTTGTCGGAATCCCACTCTGCAGGCAACTGCGCCCACACGCGGGCTTTGAGCTGGCCCTCGGGTGTGCGCGTGGCTGAGAAAGCCTTTGCTTTGCCTTCCTTGATCAGATCGTTCAGCTGGTTCGCCACTTTCTCGGACCAGCCCAGTGCGAAGAACTCGTCTTTAGTCATTCAAAATGTCCTTGAGCAGCTCCAGCGAAGCGCCGTCTTTTGCTGCGTCTTGAGCGGCGCTGAGCAGAATCAGCTTATCCCTGGCCGAGGCCAGCAGGGCCGTGTTGTTTTCGATTGCTGTTTCGAGCAGTCGGATCAGTTTTGTCGTGTCGTTGATCATCAGGTCTCTCCGGTGGTATTGGTTTGCGGTTTTGGGGTCCCAGCGCCTTCCTCGAACAGCCACGATTTGTTTGTCTTGAACGACCATGCTGATCTCGGTCAGACCGTCCATGTAGTAAACGATCGGGCTGTCATCGCGCCACAGCACGTGCGTGGCGCCGGCTCTTCTGGCTATCTCATCGTGGGTGGTCATAGGACCACCAGTGCGCCTATGAGCGCGGCCAGGCTTAGCGTGACGAGCATCGCAAGCACTTCTTTTTTCATGGTTTTTCTCCTGTTATGCGGCTTTGAGCTCAGCCATTTTCTCGGTCAGAGCCCACAGGGCCCTGTTGAGTTTCACGTCCTGCTGGATACCTGTCACACCGCGCGTGGTCAGTCGGCGCCCGGTTGACGCGAGGCCGCGCTGGCCGCCCTTGAGCAGGTTTTCCTGGATCACGTTGTACGTGTTCCAGAGCGTGGGAGCGGCGTCTTCGTGCCGGTGCGGGCGCACGATCGATGCAGCAGACACCGGCGCGTTGTCGTCCCAGCGCAGCTTGAGCGCTTCGTCGGCGAACAGATGCCGCTCGGAGGCGTTGAGCTCGATGGCCTTGAAGGCTTCTTTGCGCTGATCGATCGCCTGGACGTTGCGCAGCACCTCGTAGCTGCCCTCGATGACGTTGCCGACGACATCGCCGGAGTGACGGATCTTGATGTTGCTTGTCACATCGCCGGCGATCAGGCCGTTGCTGCAAACGAAGCGGAAGTAGCCGGCCATCAGCTGATAGCTGCTGGCGCCGTCGTGGCTGTTGATCAAAATGATCTCGGGCACTTCCGAGTGATTGCCCAGCAGACCTCTGTGGCGCAGGCGAACCATGTGTCGCGTGTACTCGCGCTTGCTGGCGTCGCGGGTCAGTGACTGGCGGACTTCGTACGGCGCGAATCCCTCTTTCCACATGCCGCGCAGGATGTCGATCGTCGGGATCACGGTGTATCGATCACTGCGCGACTCGTGTGCCTGGGTTGCAAGCACGCTGGGTGCGTAACGGGCAAACTGTTCGCCGGTGATCGGGCTTTGGCTGCGGAAGGCGTTGTCTTTCGTGCTGGAAGCGTAGCGGTACATAGTGACCTCCTGGGTCTGGGTTTGTTGGCCTGACTCATCAGTGCAGCGGGGCCAGTAGCTGCAGACGCACGTCCCTGTGCGTTTCGTCTTAAGAGGTCTTGCGGGCGCTGACACGCACAACCGGAGACAGGTCGCCGTGGCTTGAGTGCGCTGTCACCAGTTGGCGGGACGGGTTGAAGTGTTCGGCTATCGCCCGCCAGTCTATGCTGGTGTGGCTCTGCCAGTGAATGCTGGCGCGGTACTGCGCCCCGTCTACGAACGAGAAGCCGGTGCCGGCCAGCTCAGCCTTGAGCTCTTTTTCGATTTTCTGCAGATCAGCGATCTGTGCTTTCACGGCGCCGAGTTGGTCAACTACACGGGCGAGGTCGAGACTTACAACTGCGTTTGACATGGTGTCCTCCTGGGACGTTGTGGACTCATCAGTACCGGCACACACCGGCAGACTGACCAGCAACGCTGGCCAGTTTCGTCCTAGTCGGCTCCCCAAAAGCCGAAGTCTGCCCCGTCTCCAGGGTGAGCGCCGAAGTAGTGGCCTTCGGGGGCCACCTCGTTCAGCGCGTCGAACAGGTCCTGGAGCAGCCACGCTGCTGCGTTGCTGTCCCACCAGTCCGACGGGACTGTCTCGTCCAGCACGTAGTCGGGGCCTAAACAGTCCAGAGCCACTCGTGCGTGGCGAGCAGGGTCTCTTTCTGCTAATTCCGCCAGAAAAGCCGGAATCAGGTCTTGCGGGCGGTGGGTGCCGCTGATCACTGTTGTCATGCTGTCCTCCTGGGACTTGTTTCGGCCTGCTGGGCCTCGTCAGTAGCGCAGCGTCAGCGCTATACAAGTTGCCGGTTTGTCCTCTTGGGCATCCGCCCCGGCTCCCGGTGTTTGGTCTGCGCCGGTCCGCAGTGAGGCCATTAGACGGCAGTCAAGCATTGACGTCAAGTATCAAGCAAATAATCGTTTCTATCGTTTTCTGCGGATCGATAGATAGAATCAATGGGTATTCTCTTGATCGAGTTTAATCTCTTGATCTATCAGCACTCTGCGGCTATTCTCGCAGCCGGGCACACCCGCAAAGGAGACAAACTGAGATGCCGCAAAAAATCACGCTCGAGATTGCCGATGACGGCGCTGTCTCTGTCTCTGTTGAGATGGACGGTGGCGCTCCGCAGATGATGTCGTTCGACGCTGTCGAAGACGCCCTCGACGCTGTCGAGGAGCTCGTCGGCGCTGAGGAAGAAACCCCCGAAGCGATGTGGGACGCCGAAGCGACCGCACGCGAAAAAGCAGCCACCGAAGAGGAGATGATGTGATGAAAGACGTTTTCCGCGCAGGTTCTGCCGGCCCCACCGGCGGCAATCAGGAGCAGGGCAAGGGCGAGATCCCTGGCAAAGTGTCCGTGCCGATGCCCGGCACCAACGCGACTCAGACCCCGTACAAGTCGCACGGCGGTAAGCCCGGCGCTATCGGCGGTTTCAGCGGCGGCATCATCCCCGGCAAGGTGTAACGACGCATGAGCGCCAAAATCCCGTCTAAAGCCGCCGCCAAGGCGCAGCGGCGTGCCGAGGAGGATGATGACGGCGCCCCCCTGCTCGCGACGTCGAGCGCTTTTGACGTTCCGTCTACCCTGCAGGGCCGCGTCCACACGTCCCCGACCACAGGTCTGCGCAATGGCGGCGGCCACGCTGGGCACACCTCTGCGCGCAGGCCAGGGGCGATCAACCTGCGCACCGTCGCAGAGGCCTGCGTCGAGGCGGGTCTCGACCCCGCAGTAGAGATAGCGCGAGCCTTGGCGACGCAGGTGCCGGTACTGGACAACCGAGGCAAGCCGCGATTCAACCCGGACGGCACGCCGATGACTGTTGGGCTGGTCGATACCGACACCAAAATTCGCACTCTCACTGAGCTGCTGCAGTACAACCAGCCCAAGCTGAAAGCGATGGAGATGCGAGTCAGCGGATCGTTGGAGCTCAGCGACAAAGAGCTGGATCAACGACTCGCGGCTCTGCTCGCGAAGGCGGTCCTTTGATGCTCGCACAGCAGCAACTCACTGATTTGTCTAAACTTTCCATCGAGGAAAAACGGGAAGTCTTTGATCTGCTGCGAGAAAAAGACCTGCGCGCGAAGCGCAATCGGCTCGCTACGTACCGGCCCTACGGCAAGCAGCTCGAGTTCCACGCCGCGCAGTTCCGCGAGCGGCTCTTCATGGCCGCGAACCAGTCAGGCAAGACGTACAGCGGCGCGTTCGAGGTGGCGATGCACGCCACCGGCCGGTACCCGGAGTGGTGGACAGGCCGACGGTTTAATCGGGCGACTCGGTGGATGATCGGGTCGGAGTCTGCCGAGCTCACGCGCAAAGGGCAGCAGCGCCTGCTGCTCGGGCCGCCCGAGCTGCGCGACGAATGGGGCACCGGCGCGATCCCGCACGACTGCTTGATCGACACCAGCATGCGGGCCGGCGTCGCCGACGCGGTGGCCAGCTGCATCGTCAAGCACGTCAGCGGCGAGAACTCGGTGATCCAGTTCAACTCGTATGACCAAGGCCGCACCAAATGGCAGGCGGACACGGTCGACGGCGTCTGGCTCGACGAAGAGCCGCCCATGGCGATCTACAGCGAAGCGCTGACGCGCACCAACGCCACCAACGGCCTGGTGTTCGTCACGTTCACGCCGTTAATGGGCATGTCCGACGTGGTGCGTCGCTTCCTCCTGGACAAGCCGGACGGCACGACGGTCACGAACATGACTGTGCACGACGTCGAGCACTACACCCCCGAGGAGCGCGAGCGGATCATCGCCAGCTACCCGGAGCATGAGCGGGACGC